GTAGAACTAATAAAACTAACATCTATATCTGTCTCGTCTTTTCCTACTCCAAGATTGTCTAGTGGTGCTTTTATAGTAAATGTATCAAAAGAACCTTTTTGCTTGTTTAAAAAAGCAAATACTTCTTGAGCTTTTTCTTGTTGTAAAGGTGGCATTTGCACTGTAAAGCTAAAATATTGCGCTCCTATTTGTCTTACTTGTCTTCTACCTGATAGAGTTTGATTTATTAATGTTGGGCTATTACTTGTGAAACTAATACTTCTAAAATTTGGATCTGTTGGAAATTGTCCTGCCATTATACGACTCCCATTTTGCCTTGATTGTTCATGGCATTATTTATAATTGATGTTATCAATCCTTTTCTTGATGCTAGTAACTGGTCAAATCCAGCAGCATCTACTGTTGATATATTAAAGTTGACTGTTGGTGCAGCTTGAGCTGTTCCCATTTGTCTTAAATCTTGATTACTAATTACCTGACCATTTTGATTTGGTATAAATAATTCCCTACCTGATTCACCAACCATGTATGATTTGCCTGCATTTACCGAACCACCTAAAGCTCTTTTACCTATAGTGGTTGTGTCTAATATTGGATGCAAGTCAGGTATAGACTGTGTTAAAGCTGCTGCTTGTTGTGTCGATCCTCCAGCCATGAAAGAATCTATGCTTGCAGTTATGCCAGCAACTAATTTTTGCACAACATATACTTGCAATAATTCTCTTATTACAGCCTGAGTTACACTCATTGCTAATGTTTTAAATTCTAAGAATTTTTTACTTGTTATATCAAAAAAATCAAGATAAGCATTTGTTAATTTGCCCTCAATAGTTTCTCCAAAAGTTTTTGTAATAACAATAGAATTTTTTGTTTCTTCTTGTACTTTTTTTAATGCTTCTAAATAAGCATCAGTTCCATCTAAACTTGTGTCACTTAAATTTTTTCTTACTTCTATAAGTAGTTTGGTTTCTTCAATCTCTGCTTGTATTCTATCTAATTCCTCTTGACCACCCATTTGTGCAAAATGCAAACCCTTTTGCCTTTGCTCAAGTAATGTTTTTTCAAATTTTTCCAACTTAGCTAAATGCTCGGTTAAGCCTTCAACTGTTCCAGCGTAACCTTTTGTCTTCTTATCAAGTATCATAAGAGCGGATGTTAATCCAGCTATAGCAGTGGCTACTGCCATAATTGGATTAGCTAAAAGTGCTATTCTTAATAAATTTAAAGAAGTTATTAATTTTGGTATAGCTGCTCCTGCTAATAACATTATTGCTGGCATTAATATTTCTTTTATATTTTTTGCAAAAAATTCAGCAGCATCGGCAATAATCCCAAAAGCATTAGTACTTTTTTGTATATCTCCAATCATAAACTGAAAACTGTTTCTTATAGAAACTCCAGCTTGGCCTAAAGTCATAGGCATTTCTGCTATTTTTGCATTAGTTTCCTTTACTCCAGCAATCATTATTGGTAATACTTTTTCAGCAGTCAAACCACCAGCATGACCAAACTCTCTAAGCTCACCAACTGTCATGTTAAGACCTTTAGCCAACATCTTAGTTAAGATCACGTTGTTTTCCATTACAGAACGTAATTCGTCACCTCTTAAAGCTCCTGAAGCTAAACCCTGTGCTAACTGTCTAGCAGAGTTATTTGCCTCTTGAGTATGGGAACCAGCAATAATAAAGGTATTTGCTACCATTTGTGTAGCATCAGACAATTGCTCCTGTGTAGTTCCTAGATGTTCTGTAGCTAAAGCAAGCCTTGTATATAACATGGCAACAGAATCAAAATCTGATCTTGACTCCATAGCTATTCTTTTCATGCTATCCATAGCTGTTGCTGTAGCGGTAGCACTACCAGTCAAGGCGTTCATTCTATTTTCTACACCAATCATTACATTGGCTGCTTGAACTATCTCTCTAGTACCAAAAGCAGCAGCAATAGTAGCCCCAAGTCTAGCAACTTGATTTTGAACACTACTAATATCGCCTTTGAATTTCTTTAAAGCAGCACCTGATTTGTTATTTGCTAACAAATCTATTTGATACTTCATGCTTTTACCTAGAGCCATTTTGTTCTTCCTTTATCTCAAGATAAGCTAACCATCCTTGAAATTCCTCAACTGTTATCTCTTCAATTTCAGCTAAAGTTTTATTAAGTTTTTCAGCTAGTGCATATTTTATGTATAGCTGCTTATCTTCAATTACTTTTTTTTAACTTGTTCCTGTGAAATATTGTTCATCATTTCACTTGAAACTCTAATTAATACATCTCTATCAACCCTCTCCAATAAGGTTTTCTTATCAGCGATAGTAAATAACTTTTCTCCAGCCTCATCTAATGCTTTATAAATTAAAACATAAGCCAAAAGCTGCACCTCATCATCTTGGGCTAGTTTCATAAATTTAGAAGTCTCTGAAAGAGTGATTGGTCTGCAATAAATCTTTAACGGACTATCTTCATCCTCACCCCATTCAGGGACTTCTATAATTTTAGTTTCTATGCTATCAAAATGCTTCTTTGCGTTATCTATAACTGACATTTTCTTATACTGTTGTTGATGTTAATGCACCAGTACCTTGTACTGAAACACTGGCTTCAACTAGACCATCAAACGATGCACTTCTTGTTACACCAGTAACAATAGCTGTACCAGTATAATAAGTATCACCACTTTCAGCACCCTCTGGATATACGTTAAGAGTTACTTCTGAGCCTATGCTTAAAGCATTTTGTGCTGTATCAGTCTCATCCCAAAATACATCTACACTTCCTGAGAAAGAAGTTAATGATGATTTATACGTTCTAGCAGAATCACCCATTGAAGTATCTTCTAAAGTATCAGCAGATTCCTCTAATGAATAAGACCTAATTTCAGCTACAGCATCAGAACCGACTTTAACAGTTCCTTCACTTCCTTTATGTGTTGCCATTTTCTACCTCGTCTTTCGACTTTTTCTTAGAAGAAGATTTAATTTTCTCTTGCGAGTGGACTGCTTCCTCTTTCCAACCCATATTCTTTAATGACTCAACTTTAGAAGGATGAGCTATTATTGAATTTTTACCATTTGGACTAATCATTTTCATAATTTGCCTCCGTTAAACCGCTACATCAGGATTGGTTTCCTGCACATAGTAGTTAGTTAAAAAACTAAGGGTAACATAACCAACTGGCTGCTCCCCATCACCTGTAAATTCTATGTCTGTTGATTCAATATACACGTCTTTAGCTAAACCACCAAGAGTTCTATCTGCTGCTATAGCTTCTTCAACTTCTTTACTAATTGTATCAATTGTATCATCAAAATTGCTAGTAGCTTTACAGTAACCTTCTACTACAACTGACAACTCTCTACTCATAAGTCGGTCTGTACCAATAACTATTGGCTCAGACGTTTCATTTTTTGTATATATGACTAAAGATGGCAAGGTATTATCTTGTAATGTGTAAACTCTGGACTCATAAACATTTGATCCAGTAGTGGTTAGACCAGTCAATGTACTTCCAAAATATTCTCTGATTTGCTGTCTAACATGATTTGCCATTATTGAACCTCAAGAAGCAATGAAGTCATGCCTAAATTGTCATGCTCAAAATTTATTACTTTATAATTTGTTGCTGCTTTTATAGTTGTTCCGTCTAGGTTTTTGACGGCTGGAGCAGCTATTGTATCGCCGAAAGCGATGCTTGGTATATCAGTAGTCTTAACTTGTGCTACTGGATTATATCCTTGAACTGGTAGGCCTGCTGTATCAATATCAACATATTCCTGATCTAAAATTACGTTTATAGAGATGGATGTACCACCCGTGGGTGTGTATGTGACTTGTATACCATGGCCATAGGTGGCATCCAAATAGCCGTTAAAGTCTCTATCAAACTCCATTGGCATGATTACTTCTTAGCTCTTTTTTTTGTAGGTTTAGTATCAGATTTTTTTAATCCAACACTTCTATCTACTTTTTTTGCTTTTGGTTTTTCTTTATATAACTCTGCTTTTTTATTAGCTACGAGATCATAGCCTTCAGCATTATTGAGTTCAACTACATCGCCAACATAAACCCTTTGTTTGTTAGCAACTGTATCTCTTAAAATTAAATATTTATTCATAGTAGAAACGGCAGAGCTATTAACTCCGCCGTTTTTAGTGGTTAATACCATTAGTATTATCCGTCGTTACCTAAACAGAATGATACTGCATTTCTTACAGCAACATCTATCATTTGGATACCAACAACTCTAACTGTTCCAGAAGAGCTATTTGTATAAGGATCCACGATTATATCGAGGCCACCAAAGAATCCAACTAATAGGTCTGAGAAGTTACCGAAGTAATGGTCACCTGAAGTAGGTTGGTTAGAAACAACAACACTATAGTTGTTAACTCTACCATCTCTATCTACAACAAACTGAGCTGTGCCTGTAGCTTTCTCAGTTGTTTTTAGTGAACCATAATCATCAGCTCTCATAATGTATGAAAGATTGCCGATTAATGCGTTATCAACAGCTACTTGGCTTTCCATATTTACTGTTTCAGCCCATGTAGGGTTAGCACCAGCAAAAGTTACAGTATTAATACCTGCAGTGTTTTTAATACCTGTAGGATTACCTGAAGTACCTGATCCT